CTTGTTGCTTCTAAAGACCCTCAAATTATAAGTATTTATACTTACGCTTTGAATTTTCTTAAAGATTTCCTGGGACAAGATGTCCCATATGATGATTTGACGATATGGTCGCGTCATGGACCTGGTGCAACCGTAGATACACAAGCAGGGAAAGTTTCGGTTTTTGATAAATTCCAAAACTGGCCTTACTCTGTATCTCACCGTGCACGCAGGCACGCTATTTCTCTCATAGCAAAAGACGAACGTTGGACCGATTCGCTACTTGAATCGTATAACGCAAGGAAACTCAAATCTTGCATTATATCGGATAAGAGAGCTTTTTGGAAAGATGTTCTGAAGAGTTGTGACGGAAATAAAATCATTACCGTCCCTAAGAACTCGAAAATTTCGAGAACTATAGCGATTGAGCCCACTCTTAATCTTTATCTCCAACTTGGCGTTGACGGTTTCATCCGTCGCCGTCTAAAACGTTGGGGTGTTGATCTAGATGATCAATCAAAGAATCAAGAGCTCGCTCGATTGGGTTCCATTGATGGAAGTAATTCCACAATAGATTTGGCAGCAGCATCAGACTCAATTTCATTAGCAGTCTGTAAAGCTTTGCTACCACCCGATTGGTATAACTATCTCGTTGACCTAAGGTCCCACTACGGGACTTACCAGGGAAAGAAATTTTCTTACCAGAAGATTTCCTCGATGGGAAACGGTTATACCTTCGCATTAGAATCCCTCATTTTCTTCTCCTTACTTTTGGGAGTTAATAAAACAATGGGTGAAAGCTTTGATAAGAATAGTATGGCTGTATATGGAGATGATATCATCTGCCGTACACATCACGTACCACTTCTAATTAGAGCTCTCAACGCTTCCGGTTTTAAGATTAACGAAGAAAAGTCCTTTTCTCAAGGCTTTGTTCGTGAATCTTGTGGAGCTGATTGGATCAAAGGGAAACTTATTACACCTATATACCTCCGTGATTATCCAAAAGATGTAAGCTCTCTTTTCACCATACATAATTTGATGAAAAGGAACTTAAATCTTTATTTTGGATTTGAAGACTCTGATTCGAAATTTCTATCTAGAGTAAAGAAATGGATCCCACACATTCTTCAGAATGTGATCGGTCCATACTCTGATCAAGATTTTGATTCTTATCTTCATCATCATTTACCATTAGGGTGTGACTACACTTCTAATGGTTGGAAATATATTCGTGCTGTTTTTGTTCCGAGACAACGTAAAGGTGGTCCGCTTTACTTTCGTAAATTGGCTCATCCTTTGCGGGGCAGCGATGCCCCGCTCACGTTACTCGAGCAATCAACAAAGTCAAATGGTAATGTATTTGATGTGACAAGCAG